ATGGTGGTGGTGATGGTAATAAAGAAATACTTTTCAATACAGTTAATAGTGCGTTCCAAGTAAACCAAAACTGGCATCCTGATTCTGATAATGCAAGAGACTTAGGAAAGGCTGGTCAAGAATGGAAAGATCTATTCCTCGATGGAACGGCGACGATTGATACTCTGACGATTAATGATGCTGCGTCATTCGATGAAGGTGTAGACGTTACCTTTAACGGTACTTCTTCCAGAGATGCGGTATGGGATAGTTCTGAGGGTGCATTAAAATTTTCAGACAATGCAGATGTTAGAATTGGAAATGACGATGATTTAAAACTATATCACAACGGCACTCACAGTTTCATTAGTGATACTGGTACAGGATCTTTACATATTAGAACTAGTCAACTGATAGTTCAAAACGCTGGTGGCACTGAGAACATGATAGCTGCCAATCCAGATGGGAACGTAAAATTATATTTTGACAATTCAGAGAAATTACAAACCAAAACAGACGGTGTTAACATAGTAGGAGAACTTGAATGTGATACACTGGACGTTGATGGTGACGTTGATTTTGATGGTGGTCAAGTTACTTTCAATGCTACCAGTAACACATTAGACTTTGTTGATGATGCAAAAGCAAGGTTCGGAACTAGCCAAGATTTACAAATTTATCATGATGGCAGCAACAGCCACATTGTAGATGGTGGAACTGGTGATTTAATTGTTAATACAAGCCAAACTAGAATTAAAAATGCTGCGAATAATGAAACTATGGCAATCTTCACCTCAAATGCAGGTGTTGAACTATGGTTTGATAATAGTAAGAAAGCAGAAACTGAAGCTTATGGTTTTGATGTAACTGGAACTTTACAATCAGATACTTTAATCGTAACAGGTGTATCAACAGTTGCATCCCTAATCTTCTCTACTGGTACAAATACCAACGGAGTTTCATACTTCGATGCAAATGGACAGGTACAATCTACCGTTTCCCCTGCATCTGGTATTTCGACATCTAATTCTATTTTAACTACGAACGCCTCTGGTGTTCCGATTTGGACTGATACAATTGACTGTGGCACATTCTAACGACATTAATTTCAACATTCTTTTAGAACTAACTCTCGCAAAAGTTCACGCACAAACAAAAGAAAACTTACTTCTTGAAGCTAAGGTGAGAACCCTTCAAGAAACGATTGACCAATTACAAACAGATTATGAAGAGGCAAAGAATATTCTAGCAAAACAATCTGTAAGTAAGACTACCAAACCCAAACAAATAAATAAGTAAAAGCTAGCGTATATTCATGGCCAAACCCAGTTCCAGACAAGAATTAATCGATTATTGCCTAAGACAGCTGGGTGAACCTGTTTTGGAAATAAACGTTGATGACGATCAGATTGAAGATGCAGTAGATGATGCAATTCAATTCTTTCATGAGAGACACTTTGATGGTGTTGAGAAAATGTATCTCAAACACAAGATCACTCAGGATATGATTGATGCTGCAAGAAGCAATACCGTTGCAACTACTGGTATTTCATCAGATAAGTTTGATGGTAGTTCTGCGTCAGTTGTAAGTGTGAGTGCAGATAATATTACAGTTCCAAATCATGGATTAGTCACTGGTTCACCGATAGAGTATAGTTTTGGGCCAGGAAATACAACGATTGCAATTGCAAGTGCAACTTTAGATGGAGTTGGTGTTACGACTGCACTTGGTATTGGTACAGACAGTCAGAAACTTTATGCGATTGCAGATAATAGAAATCAGATTAGATTGGCTGCAACTGCTGCTGATGCAGAGGCTGGAACTGCACTTAACATCACTGCAGTCGGAGCTGGATCTACACACTTTATAACTACTAAAACAGAATTTACAGAACAGAGAAATTATATTGAGATTCCAGATCATATCATAGGTATCAATGGTATCTTTAGATTTGATGACAATACTATATCACAAAACATGTTCAGTATATCCTATCAGATATTCTTGAATGATGTTTATAACTTTAGTTCGATTGAACTACTTAACTATTCTATGGTTAAACAGTATCTTGAAACCATACAATTCTTAATTAGTCCCGACAAAAAAGTTAGATTCAATAAGAGAGGTAATAGACTTTATATTGATATGAACTGGCAGGCTGCAGCTGCAGATGAGTTCTTAGTGATAGATTGTTATCGAGTTTTAGATCCATCTCAGAACACAGAAGTATTCAATGATAGTTTCTTGAAGAGATATATTACTGCATTAATTAAAAAACAATGGGGAACAAACTTAACTAAGTTTCAAGGTGTCAAATTGCCAGGCGGTATTGAGTTAAATGGTCGTCAAATTTATGAAGATGCACTTCGTGAATTGACTGAACTCAGACAACGTATGTCTAGTGATTATGAACTTCCACCACTTGATCTGATAGGATAATGCCTTTAAATCCGTTCTTTCTACAGGGTTCTGCATCTGAACAAAGACTCGTACAGGATCTAATCAACGAACAGTTGAAGATCTATGGTGTCGAAGTTTTTTACATGCCTCGTAAGTTCATAGGAACTGATGATGTAATGAAAGAGAATGTGGTTGCAAGATTTGATGATAGTTTTGCACTAGAGGCCTATGTTCAGAACTATGAAGGATTTGCTGGTTCTGGTGATTTAATGACAAAGTTTGGTGTCAGAACTACAGATGAATTAACTCTTGTCATATCTAGAGAACGATATGATGATTTTGTATCTGTATTTTATGAAGATGGAGCAGATGAAACTAAGTTAACATCAAGACCAAAAGAAGGAGATTTAATATACTTCCCACTATCAGATAGTTTATTTGAAGTTAAGTTTGTAGAACATGAACAACCATTCTACCAACTTGGAAAACTTTACATGTATCAATTGACATGTGAACTCTACGAATATGAGGATGCAGTCATTGACACAAGTATTGAAGAGATTGATAATAATGCAGAGGATGATGGATTTATCGCAACACTTACATTAGCTGGTGTTGGTCAAACTGCGGCATTTTCAGCTGGTTTAAGCACTAGTGGTGTAAATACGATTACACTTATTAACGATGGATTTGGATATACAAGTCCTCCCGCTGTTGCTATTAGTACATCCCCTAGTGGATCAACTGATGCAAATGCAACTGCAGTGGCAATTACAACTTCTGCTGGTGCTGGGTCTACAACGTTTTCAGTAAAAGAAGTTCATATCACTAATCCTGGCTTTGGCTATACAATACCACCTACAGTTACATTTAGTGGTGCTGGCGGTTCAGGGGCAGTCGCCAGAGCGGGTATTGGAACAAATGTAGCTAAGATACTGTTTAGTTCTGCTGCTGGTAGTAAATACACATCACCACCTGTCGTATCTATATCAACATCACCATCTGGACTATCAACTGCAAATGCAACTGGTGTTGCTATTGTGAGTGCTGCTGGAACTATTACTGATATACGACTTACTAATGCTGGATTTGGATATGCAAGTCCACCTGTAATTACAATTGCAAATCCAAATACAGGAGTTGGAACTGGTAACTTCTTCTTAAATGAAGTTGTTAAAGGTCAATCATCTCTATGCACCGCAAGAGTTAAAGATTGGGATGCAGATACAAATATTCTTAAAATATCTAATATATCTACAAACTTTGCATTAGGTGAGATTCTAGTTGGATCTGCAACTACTGGTGAATTTCCAGGCATGGGACAGACTGGAAGTTACACTATCAATAAGATAAGTTTGGATAATTTCCAAGATGATGAGTTTGCTAATAATTTGGTTATAGAGAATGAAGCTGATGGTGGATTGGTGGACTTCACTGAGTCCAATCCATTTGGCAGCTTCTAAATAATTAAAAAAGAATTATGTTAGGTCAATACTTCTATCACGAGATTCTAAGAAAGACAGTTATCGGTTTTGGTACACTTTTTAATGGAATAGAGATTCGTCATGACGCAGATGATGGCGGCAATGTAAGTCGAATGAAAGTGCCATTGGCATATGGGCCAATGCAAAAGTTTCTTGCAAAAATAGAACAACAACCAACCTTGAAAGGTAGACCAGCCATCACCCTACCTCGTATGTCATTTGAGATGACTACATTAAATTATGATGCATCAAGAAAGGCTTCAATAACTCAAACATTTAGATCATACAATACAGGTAGTTTAAACAACGTCAAGAAAGTATTCATGCCTGTTCCGTACAACGTGGGATTCACATTAAGTATTGCAACTAAACTCAATGATGATATGTTGCAGATCATGGAACAGATACTTCCATACTTTCAGCCAGGTCTTAATATTACACTTAATTTAGTTTCATCAATTAACGAAAAGAGAGATATACCAATCATTCTAGAGACTATTAACATGAGTGATGATTATGAAGGTAGTTTTGATAATCGTCGTGCAATGATCACAACATTGCAGTTCACTGCAAAGATATACTTATTTGGTGCAGTCGCTGATAATCCAGATGCACTTATCAAAAGAGTTAACGTTGATTACTTTACTGATACAAACAGAGTAGTTGCAAAACGTGAACAGAGATACTCTGCAACTCCAAGAGCTGTAAAAGATTACAACGATGATAATACAACTGCAATCAATAAACCTTTGGCTGCAGAACAAACAATAGTTTCTGTGAACAGTGCATCTAACTTTACAGTCGATGATTACATCAGACTGGGTGAAGAGAATATGCAGATTCGTTCTATTAGTGGCAATCAATTAACTGTTTACAGAGGTGTAGATGGAACAACTGTATCAGATCATGCAGATGGATCTGTCATAGATATAATTAGTGGATCTAGAGATGCAACCTTACCACTTTCTGGTGATGATGCACTTATCGCTTCTGGTGATGACTTTGGATTCAATGAGATGTCTTCTTTCTTTGAGGACTTCAGAGAGTATTCTCCATCACAACAAAAGGACGTATAAGTCATGAAATTTGATGAAATTGATGATGCATTAGATATAGTTAAGGATACTTCCGAGCCTATTGAGATTGATAATGTCAAACCAATCAAGTGTGACAAAGACGATCTTGATCGTGATTATGAATATACTCGTGGTCATCTCTATTCATTAATAGAGAAAGGTCAAGAAGCTATTGATGGTATTATGGAGATTTCTCAAGAGAGTGGATCTGCCAGAGCTTATGAAGTTACTGGACAGATAATTAAAAGTGTGGCTGATGCCACAGATAAATTATTAGACCTACAGAAAAAAATCAAGGACATTAAGGAACCAAAAGATAAAAGTCCCAACAATGTCACCAACGCACTATTTGTAGGATCAACAGCTGAATTACAAAAATTATTAAAAAAAGGTAAGTTAGATGACTGACCCGAAGAAAGAAGTAAAGAAAGAAGAACCTAAAAAGAAAGGTCTTCTAGAAAAACTAAAAGAGACTGTTGATGATAGAGAAGAACAGATGATGATTCTCTCTACTTTCGTCAGACTCGGAATTTTGGTTTGGAGTGGTGCAATCTTGACCCTCGCATATGTCGAGTTACCACCAGCTCTTAAAATACCAAAACAGGATTTAGACCCGACTTTTATAGCGTCTGTTTTCACAGGTGTGCTGGCCACATTTGGCGTACAGACATCTAAGAAAGGTGGATCTTCTGGTGGTGGAGGCGGTGGTGTCTCCAAGTCTGATATGGAGAAGTTAATTGCTGCAGCTGCACAAACAGCCCCTG